CGCCGGGCGTTTCGCGTAGCTCGGTCAGCCGCAGCCGCGCATCGTCGGCCTGCAGGCGGCGGATCATGTCCGCACTCAAATCGCTCATGTCACGCTCCGCAGGCCGCAGGCGATCCGCCGCCCGCCGGTCGTGATCGTCTCACGGATCATATCCAGCCGCACATCAAACTGGCGTGATCGCTGCTCAGCGGTTACGATATCCCCCAGGTCGAAGTCGATCCCGCGCGTCAGCGCCGGCGTCTCGACCAGCTCGCCCGTAAACAAGATCAGCGGTCGACTGCCGCGCAGCTGCGTATCGGCCTCGTCATCCACCGCGGCCTGGCTGCTCACATTCGTCGCGTCGCGGAAGCGCTCGCGCCGCCCGAAGGCCGAGCCGCCCGCGCGCGCGCTGTCAAACGCCGTCCCGATCAGGCGCTCGGCCTGCTCGCCCTGCCCGCCGGCGACGATGAACGACGCCGACTCGGTATAATCAATCACCAGATGCGCGTTGGTCAGATTCCCGCGCTGCTGACTGAGGATCACCTGGTTCGCGGTGCCATAGCGCCGATCGGTGCCGCGCTGGATTGCATACGTGCGCAGTTCCAAGGTCGACTCCGTCGGCGCGATGATCTCAAAGGTCAAATAGGTGCCGGCGGTGGTACTGGCCTGCGCCAGGTCGGTCGCCACGTCGAGCAGCCGCCGCCGGGCCGCGCTCTTGCTGAGCGTTGCGCCCTGACTCAGATCGGCTTGCTTGGTCAGATACGCGCTCACGTCGGCGTAGGTTTCCGCGCCATCCCGATCTGCGCCGACGATGCCCGCAAGCAACTGCTGATCGGCATACGCCTTGATCAGATCGTCGGCAAAGTCCGGCCCCTTGCTGGTGTAACTGCTCCCGGCCGGGTAGGCGATGATTCGCCGGTTCAGGATGTTGGTCGCGTGAAACGCGCGCACAAAGATCGCGTCCGGCCCCTCATCGATATAGCCGATCTGAAAGATCGCCCCGTTGTCGAGATACGGTGGCCGGCCGTTGATCGCGCGCCAGACACCGATCCGTCCGTCCTCCAATAAAAACGACGGGTTGAACGACAGCGGCAGCGTGGTCTCAAGCACACCCACGGCCCCCGGCGAACAGTTCAGGGTTACGTCGAGCGGCACCGTGGCCTGACCCTCGCCCGCCGGCGTGCCATAGGTCGCCACCTCGGCGAGATGGACGCCGAACGAATCAGCGAAACGAAGTGTCGTGAATACGGCCATCTAATTTACATCATCCAGGCTCAGATAAGCTGGTCGAAAGTACAGCGTTGCCGTAACCGTGTCGCTGGCGCTCAGAAACGTGATCGTATTCGCGCCGGGCTGCAAGAAGAAGTCGGCGGCGTTACTCCCAGGAAGAATCACGCTGGCAATGCTGCCAAGAAAGTCGCTCGTAAAGCTGAGATTGTCCGGCGTAAAGACAAATGTTGCCGTTTCTCCTGCGTTGATCGTATAGTTCAGATAGATCGCGCGGTTCGTGGTCACATTCAGGATGGAGAAGATACGCGCCGTGCCACTTGACGGCCCCTTAATCACGATCGTCGGATACGATCGCGCGGTGCCGGGATTCGTGATCGTTGTGGTACTGGCAGCCGTCGCCGTGCCGGTCGTATCGAAGCCGACATACAGCGTCCCGTCAGGGCCAGCCGCTAGGGTATACACGGTTGCAGATCCCGGTAGATCCACATTCGTGTACGTCCACACGCCGCCGCTCCAAATGGCGAATCCGTCCGGCACAACAATGCCGCCCGCCGTGGCGATCACCCCACCAACATACAGCTGATTACCGATGAATGCGAGCGCATTGACACCGGTGGTCACACCGCTGCCAAGCGGTTGCCATGCAACGCCGTTCCATTGCGCAATGTGCGAAGCCGAAACCCCGCCAATCGTCGTAAAGCCGCCGCCCGCATACAGCCAGCCGTTTGGCCCAATCGCCAGCGCCAGCACATCATTGACCGTGCCCGTCGAGAGCGCGGCCCAGCTTGACCCATCCCACGAAGCGATATGATCCGCGTCGGCGATCCCATTCGCATTGGTGAACGCGCCGCCGACGTACAGCTTACCATCAAGGCCAATCGCCAGCGCGTACACGTTGTTGTTGATTGCGGTGTCGCTGGCAAGATTTGACCATGCGCTCCCATTCCAGTAGGCGATATTGTCAGCGGTGCTGCCGCCGATGGATGTAAACTGGCCACCCGCGTACAACGTGCCGGTGGGCGTGACGGCAAGGCAGATGACGGGAAGCAACGTTCCAGTACTCAGGTTGCCCCATGACGCGCCATCCCATGTGGCGATCCCATCGGCGCTGGCGTTTCCGCCGGCATTGGTGAACGCGCCGCCGACATACAGGAGTCCCGTCGGCCCGAAGGCGAGTGCATACACGGTATTATTCAGCGCGGTCGCGCCGCCGACCGTGTTCCACGACGATCCATTCCAGCGCGCGATGTAATCGGCACCACTGCCACCAAAGTCAGTAAAGTCGCCGCCGACAAACACATCACCATTCGACGCAACCGCAATCGCGCGCACGACCGCATTCGCGCCCGAAGCGCCCAGAATCTGCCATGCCCCCGCAGGCGTGCGCGTAATGAAATAGTTTGCGTTCGCAACACTCGTCTGCACGTTCAGCGCGCTGCCCGACTCGCCATCGGCCAGCACGGTCGAGAGATACTGCGTAAACGTCAGCGCGGCCTGCTCGGCGCTCTGGTTGTCGGTGTTGCCACTCAGCCCGCCCTGGTATTTGCCCACGATCCGACACGTCGAGGTTTGCACCACGCCGCAGGGATCGATGACTTGGCGCAGCAGCAGCAGGCGCTGATCCTGCCCGATCAGATCGCGGTCGAGCAGCCGAGCCAAGCCGCCGCGGTTCTGGCGCAGCTGCGGATAGTCCAGCCCCTGAAACTGGCCTGACAGCGTGAACTGTCTACTCGGCTTGCGGGTGTAGTCATCGTAACCGCCGTCGATCCTGGCATATTCCGTTGCCGCGTTGAACGGGTTGGCCAGACCCAACCCAATGATCGCGGTCAGGAAAAACCCGAAGGTTCTGAAGTTTATCACCATGCCCCCTGCGCGGGTTAAGCCCGAGCGCGTCGATGTGCTTGCGTGCGGCGTGCCGTTCCAGACGTAGGCCGGCGGTGCCTGATTCGGCACAAAGCCCAGCTGATCGCCGTCGATGTAGGTTGACACCAGCTCACCGCTGGCGACCGCCTCAACCTGTACGCCGTCGATGTAGAAAATGCTCGTCTCGGTGCCGCCGGCCTTGCGTAGTGCGACACGCCGCGTGGTGGTGGCGTTCTCAGCGTAGTACCCGTAGATCCATTGCCAGCGGCCGGTTGCGGTGAATGTGACGCTGACCAGCTCCACACCAGCGGTTGTCTCGATAGAGAGCTTATACGACCGGCCTGCGGCCCCGAGCACCTTACACGAGTAGGCGTAGGTCGTGCCGCCGATCAGCGACACGGTATCAAACCGCGCGCCGTCGGTCGTGGCAGCGGTCGGCGTGATCGCCAGGCTGTACGCGCCGTGGTACTGAAACAGCGTCGAGCGCGCGATGCTACCTCCGATGGCTGCCCAGCTGGTGGTTGCAACCTCAAAACTTGGATTCGTGACTAAATTAGTTCTCGCCACAGGAACAACGACCGAAAACTGGTCATCTAATTCATAGCCGTTTTGGATGGCCGGCAGCCGCGCGTACTGGCGAAGTGCGATCATAACAGCGCCGCTCCTGCGATGGCCATGCTATCGCGTAGGACGGTTGGGCTTTGCGAAGAATAAATTGGCATATTTAATGTCGTGCTCTGTGTATTCGTCACATTCGGGTTATACGGCGTGCGCGGCGATGCCTGCGGCGGCGACTGCAATGCCGCCCAGATGCCCGATAATGCGTCGACCACATGGATCTGCTCTTCGGTCAGATTGATCCCTGCCAGTGTCTTCATAATCTCGTTAATCTGGTTGGCAATGTCCATCATCGGATTGGCCGCGTTGCGTGTGGCATCAAATTGGCTGATCTCAGCTGCCTGCGCCGCGTTGATCAGCAGCA